GTTATCAAAAAAAACCTTTTTACGAATTTCTGAGGATTGCCTAGATGTGTGTTGGTGCTGCTTTATTTGGTACAGCCAAAATTGGAGCAGGTATTTCTGCTGCAACAGCATTTAATATTGGTTTAGGACTTACTGCTGCTAATGCTTTTGTTGGTAGGGCTGCTGCACGTTCTCAAGCAGAACAAACATATCAATCTGCATTAATAGAAAACAAATCAGCCGAAGATGCTAAAAGGTTAAAACAACAAGCATTAGAAGAAAGACAATCAGAAGAAGCTAAGTCTGCTGCACAAAATATGTTTGCAAAAAACATTGAAGCTTTGCAAGCTAGTAGAGCTATAATTGCATCAGAACGTGCAGGTACAACCATAGGATTATTATTAATGGACACAGAAAGACAAGCTGCAAACTATAGAGAATCGGTAAATCAAACTTTGGAGTCTGCGAGAAGACAACATTTAAGATCAATACAGGCAACAGAATCAGAGTTTGAAAACAGAAGAAATGTTTTACAAAGTAATATTAATCAAGCATATAATCAAATACCAAGTTTAGGGCAAACACTATTAGGTATTGCATCTAGTGGTTTGCAATCTTATGTTGGAATAGCGAGTGGACTTTAAATGACAAATAGTTTTCAAAGTACTGCATTTAGTTCTTCTGCTGCACCAGTAGAAACTTTTGTTCAACAGCCAAGAGTATTACCAAAAACAAATACAGAAGAGTTAGCTAATATTTTAAAAGTTGTTAATCCAAGCATACAAAAATATCTTGGCTTACAAATAAAAAAAGAAGCAGATGCAGCAGCATCAAAAGCTATTAATGACGCTTTAGATGATTCAACAGAAAATTTTGCAGAAACAACAAAATTTTTAAAATCCAACGAGATGATAGGTGGTAATATTTTTTACGATAAGGTTTATAGAAGAACTAAAGCAACAATTTTAGGTGGTACTATTGAAACAAATTTAAAAAATTCATATAGATCAACAGATATAGATGGCATACCTTTATCAAATTTTTCTTTAGATTCAGAAGAATATCAAAACTGGTTTAGTACAGAAAAAAATAAAGTTATTGATTTACTTGGAGATGTAGATGAAGATACATTTTCAAAAAAATTCATGCCTTATTTAGTCAATGCGACTAATACAATGAATGAATTTCATTTAAAAGAACATAAAGCATTTCAAGTAGATAGATTAAATACAGAAGCAGTTGGACTTGCTCATTCACTGATTGAATTAAATACTTTCAATCCCAACGCAGATGACTTTAGTAAACAAAAATTCAATTTATTTTTAAGTTCTATAAATCAATTTGAAAACGATATAAATAAATTAGGTTTATCAACAACAGAAAGATCAAAATTAAATAAAACAATTCTTGATAGTGCTGCTGACAAGGCAAGAGAAATAGGTTATCAAACAGGAGATAGTGATATAGCTTTAAAAATATTTGATTCAATAAATCTATTTCCTTATGGTAGTAGTGGAAGCCTTAATCTTACAAACCATCCAGATTATATAGATAAAAGATTAGAGCTATTAGAAAAAGTAGAATCTTATACTGCAAGCAAAGACAGTAGAGATGCAGCAAAAATAAAAAGACTTAAAGAAAAAAACTTATCTGATGGAATGTTTACTGCTGCAAAACTTTTTCAAGCAGGGGAAGGAGAGGAAGCTAATAGTCTTATTGAAGAATTAAAAGTTAATAATCCATTACTAGCAGCAAAAATAAATAGTAATGTAGCAGCTTTAGATGGAGATACTTTAGAAAGATATGCAATTATGCTTGAAAATGTTACTTCTGGTAATGTCTATGATACTTTAGCTGACGCAAGAACAGCAGTAGTAAGTTGGTTTTTAGATGAAAGAACCCCTAAATCCCCTGCTAATATAAGTAAATTAAATAAATTGATGACTCTTACTGGTTCTGTTGACAAAGGACTTTTAGAACCTTTAAATAGTTATTTTACTATTTATAACGATCATTCAAAAAGCATATTACAGACAGACGAAAAATTCCAAATATACGCAAAGATCAATAAAGAAAAACAACTTGCCTTGCAAAAATTGAATTTTGAAGGATTTAAAACAGAATTTAGAGAATGGAAATTAGAGTCAGGAGATGTTGGACAAGAAGCCATTAACAATAAATACAAAGAATTAAAGAAAAAATATGATGACCAACTGCTTGAAGATATGAATGAATTAATAAATCCTTCAGATGAACAAGACGGAGGTATCAACAAAAAAATAATTGACGAAAATCAAAGTGGTCTTGAAGGTGTACCAACTGGCAAAAATGAACAAGGAGACTTTTTTGGTAATACAAATTTACCACCAAGACAAAAAGAAGTTATAAGAACACTTGAAGAGATGGGTGGTATTACAACAGAAAATGCAAATAAATTAATAAGTCAATACAAAGGTATGTTAGAAAATATGCCGATAGGTGGTGCAGGTTGGCTATCAGGCACAAGAGCTAATATTCAACAAGATATTAAATTTTTAGAAACAGGCGAATATGGTTTTGGTTTTGGTGGTGCTAAAAAAGTATATGAACCTATGAAGCAACTTATAGGAGATGTTACTGAAAATATAGAAGCAGGTGCATTTACAGAAGGTGGAGTTACAACATTTGAAGTAGAATCTGGCGATACTTTGTCTGGTATTGCAAATGATTTAGATACTTCTGTTGAAGCTATTAAAAAGGCAAATGGATTAACAAGTGACACAATACAAATAGGAGAAACTTTAGTCATACCAGAGGGTATTACTGATTTAAAGAAAGTAAATGCTCCTGAGTTTGATATAAATAAATTAATTACAGAGAAAGACCACCCATTTAAACCTGTTAGGCAAAAACATAATTTTCAAGTTATTTATAATTTAGCCAAGAAAAATGGTATTAAATTCCCAGAAGTTGTTGCAGCACAATTTGGAGTTGAATCTGTTTATGGTTCAAAAGTTACTGGCACGAATAACTACTTTGGCATAAAAGCAGACCAACAAGATATAAGAACAGGTAACTTTACGGAAGCTGATACCTTTGAAGAAATAGATGGCAAAATGGTTAAAGTAAGAGCAAAGTTTAAAAACTTTAAGACTTTAGAAGAATCAATACAACATTATAAAAAATTCTGGAATGACGATTTTCAAGATAGAAAAGGTATTGTTAATGTAAATAGTGCTAAAGAAGCAATAATAAGATTAAAAGAAAATGGTTATGCAACAGATTCAGACTACGTTAAGCTAGTCACAGATGTTCTTAGTGATGCTATTAACAACAAGTTCTTTTGATTTATGACAGATTCAAACATAAACAATCTTCTTAATAACGAAGAAGAAGAGGATAAAAAAGAAACACCAGAAACAGATGCTTTATTTAAAAGTTTTGACGAACAACCATTGTCTTCTTTAAGTAAAAATATTAATAAAGCACAAGCAGGTGTAGTAGATTTCTTTGATAATAAGTTTTTAGGAAATCAAAGAAGTTTTGATGAGATATTAGAAAATAGATCACGAATACGAAATGAAGCAAAAGAAAAACAAGAAAAAATAAGTGAAGAGATAACAAAAACAAAAGCATCACAAGTAGTTAGAGGTGCTATTACTGGTCCTTTAA